AAAGGCGCCGACGGCAAAAAACTTAGGTGTTGCTGTGCTCATGATCTCGTTCCCTCAATCTCGTGTCGTTGGTCCCGCGTGTCACACTTCGTGACTCGCATGGTGGGATAGTACACCTATCGACGTATTGCGTCAATACCTTGAACAAAGATTTTCGGAAAATAATTCTGGAATCAGAACAGCACCCCCTGCCGCAGTCGTTCGGCTGCGTCTGCACAGTATTCCGCGGACAACTCCATCAGCAGGAATCGGCAGTGCTCCAGCCGTGCCGCCTCGGCTGTCGTGCCCGATCCCCCGAATGGGTCGAGCACCAGCCCGCCGGGTGGCGTCACCAATCGGACAAGATACCGCATCAATGCAACGGGCTTGATGGTTGGGTGTTTTGATTGACGGCGTTCGCTGGCGTCCGCTTTGGCGCAGTAGAAAAACCGTGATGCGCTGCCTCCAGAATCGTCGTGACCACGGATACCGCTTTCGGCTCCGCTCGCATGGCGGAATGTCGCTCCGTCTATTCCCTTACCCCTGTCCGCCATCTTCGCCGGAGCGGTCTCCGGGAACAACCCCACAACCTCGTCGCTGCCGTCGTGAATCAGGTTTGCGGGCCAGCGGCCCAGCGTGTTCGCCTTCTCAATGGCGGCGTTCGCCCGCTCTTGCCGTGCGGCCAATGCGGCAGGGTCGTGCTTCCAAGGTCGGTCGTATCCGTCTCGCGTTCCGCAGAGCGTTGCCTTGCCGGTGACGGCGGCGATCTGGTCGCTCGACGCCACCCTGCACCCATCCACATTGATTCCGCCGGTTCCATGCTGCAGGACATTTTCCGCCACGGTCCCGCACAGGGGCTTGCGTGCCACTGTGATCGGTTCTAATGCGGGCTTCAGGTTTGACGACCAGCCTTTGAACTGCGCCTTAAGTTTGCCGCATCTCTCGCACTGGCCACGTCCTTGTAATGTTCCCGCATCCAGTGTTCCTTGTGGCTGCTGAACACTTTCAGATTCTCCGGCCTGTTGTCCGCCCTGTCGTGATTGATGTGGTGAACTTCCTCGCCATCCTGCAGTGGCCTGCCCAACATCTCCTCCACCACCAGAATGTGCTCCAGCACATACCCGTTTTGCCGCGCTCGCGGGTGTGATGGATTGCGGATCATTCGATAGCCCTTGCCCGGCTCGATGTACGCCCCACCCTTCCATGCCGGATTGTCCTTGCCCCGCATTTTGTTTGCCCGCTTGGCAATCACTTCGGGCTTGTGCATTTGACTGCACCCCAGCAGCCTGTTGCTGCATGTGTGACTGCAACAATGGGTGGCGTTTTTCTTCAATACGTTCGGCCGTCGATAGATTGGTTTCCCGCAGGCTTGGCATGTCGTGTTCGGTTTGCGATTTTCCATCTGCACCCTCCTTAACGGTGTGGGTGTACGGTATCGGATTCGCCCCGCATTCACAAGACTCAACTCGCGAAAGATTGAACCCCTTACTAAACCCGCTGCCGTACACCCACGCAATCATATCCCGGATTTCAAATCCAGCGTCCTCAATCGCCGTCGCCATGCGGTGTTGCGTGCGCGTCCCAGCGAAGGCCAGCAAGTGCCCGCCCGGTTTCAGCACACGCAACACCTCACGCCACAACTCAACACCGGGAACGCCGCGGTCCCATTCCTTCCCCATGAATTCCAGACCATACGGTGGATCTGTGACGCATGAATCCACGCACGCATCCGGCAACGTCCGCAGCGTCTCGACGTTGTCGCCGCAGATGATTTGATTGACTGGGACGCTCACCGCTCAAATCTCCTCGCCTGTCAGGTTGTGGATTTCAACGGACTTCTGACCGAGTGCACGCATGACGGCTGCAATCACCTGATCGAGCGATGCTGCCGCCCCCTTCGCCGACATGAATTCAAGTGACTGGTACACAGCCGAATCACCGCGCACGATACGCCACGCGTAGAACCCCGCAGTTGTTTTCAACACCTCGAATCGTATGCTCACCGTGTCCTCCGAATCTGAAACGTATTGTCGCCGACTTGCTTCGCTCGAAACCGCAAACTGTGCTTGAAGTTCCTCTGCACTCGCCGCACGTCCTTCAGCTCCACGTTGTCCACGCGCCCAACGCAATCGACGCTGAGACCGCGAACCATCTCGACTACGCGCAGATATTGCTGTTCCCGATGGAACACTCTGCGACAGCGGTACAGCGTTTTCAGGACGTGCCACAATCCGCCTGCTTTGTACTTCCGAAATCGGTAGCTTCGTCCGAGCTTCTTCGCGGCTTCGTTTGCCCTCGCGACCGCGTAACTCAGAGACAACTCATCCTGTGACAGAAACGGTTTCGCGCGTCCAACCTGCCAATCGCGGGTGTCCGCAATGTGAATAACATCCCGACGGCTGACCGTGATGCCGTCCTTGCTGATCTTCGTGCGCAACACCGTCCCGTCAATGGTGCACTCGTTGTGAAACGCAATGACTCGCCGCAATGGCGTGAATTGCTCACGCGGGATCTTCAGCAAGACGGATTTGCCAACGGCCAACTTGTGCAGGCGGTGTTGCTCAATTGTTGGGTGAAGTCTCATGCGGTCACCTCCTGCAGCAAAGCCCGCACGCTGTCAACCCAGTCGATGGTTGGCGTCAAATGCTGGTAGACTGGTTGGCCAGCGTGAACCTCCTGAAACTCACAAGCACCTCGCCACACGTCCGCACGCGTCACCGCAATCTCATCATCGGTGGACAGCGTAAAGCCCAGAATGTCCCGCAACTCTTGATCAATCGCGTTCTGTTTTTGCATCAGCCCGTATGGCGCCCACGGCCTCACCACGTCGCCCGTCAGGATCTCGTGGCAATCATGCAGCAGTCCCCACAGTCTTGCGCTTGCAGGCCATCCGGCCACGCTGTCGTACACCGCCAGCGAATGCTGCAGCACAGAGCAGCCGACCGCTTGCCCGCCGAATCGGTTGATCCTGTGCAGGCATTCCGCGACACGCTGCGGATCGTTGCGGATTGCGTTTGCCAGTTCCTCGGGTGTTTGAATTAGACTCACTCCTCCATCTCCTCATGAAAATGATTCCACAAATTGAACGCATCGCGGAACACGGGAGTTGCTTCCTCGCGCGTTTCCATCCACGTGTATGCTGTGTCATACAGGTGGTTGTAGTCTGCCCCCACCTGAATCGACGAAACCGCAAATACCCCCATGTGCACCTGTCGCAGGCTGCAGCCACCATGCAGCGGCATGCTCGCGTATGGCTCTTTCCATGTGTACAGCTGCTGATGCATGGCTGGAAATAGCCGGTGCATCGGGTAGACGTAGGCGTACACACACCACCGATGCGGACCGTCGCCGCCTGACGGCTCGACGCTATGCCGTCGCACCACAATGCAATAATTCAGACCCCGGATAGTCCATTCGTCGGCATGTCGCAGCCGGTCGCTGAAGTCGTCAAATGTCATACTCATTTTGCCCCCCAATATTGTCCACGTTGATCACCCAGCGCCACCGCACACATAGCCACTACCATCAGAGCACTCAGCAACACCACGCCGATCATTCGCAATAGAATAATCAGCAGGTATCTGCCACCGACCAATGCGGGGTATGACAGCAGCAGAAACACAACGACTGGCCAGAAACTCATTCCGTTTCCCCCAATATCTGCCGTGCCAACTCCAACGCCGTTGTTTTCGGGTGAACGAACTGCGCCGCCATCGACTCAATCGCCCGCCTGTAAATCTGCAGATCTTCGTTTTCCTTCCGCAGGTCGCGCACCAGATCCCGCCAAATTCTGGCAGACGACTCGATTGTGGCCACTGCGTCAGCCGCCAGTTTCTCCGAGTCCTGTTGCTGTGCCGCCAGACGCTTCAGCAACTCCGCGTTCTCGGCTTCCAGTTTTGCGATTCTCTGTTCACTCATGGCACCTGCCCCTCCGCGTCGTCTTCAATCAGCCGCATCCGCAGCCCTCGCACGTCGCTTTCGATTTTCGCGATTCGCCGCATCACGTCGGACAGTGTCCGGTTGATTCTGTCAATCTCCGCCTGCAGATCCGCAGGCGGTTCCGGTGTCGGTGTCGGCTGCTCCGTGTCGCCGTCGATGTAGATCCTGATGATAGCCATCACTGCACCCCCGCCGCATTTGCCACGATAGCCGCCAGCCCTTCCTGCCGCGTCGTGTACTGCTGATCAATCCACGCCACCACCTCCGGCGGGAGTTTGACCACGCACGTCACCGCCTGCACGCTGTGCTTGCGGGGTCTGCCCATTGGCTTTTTCGTCTCGGTCTTTGACTTCTTCACGTTCATTCCTTTCGTTAAGTAAACACACCTCACACTGCTGCACCTCCCACGGGCACAGCGGCTGCCTGCACGTCTCACACAGTTCCGTCATGGTGCCTCAATCTCCGCTCCGTCGTTTGCACACTTGCGAGCATACGCCAGCGCGTCGGCAAACTTGGAATAGGTGTGATCTGTCCAGTCGTCGTAAATCCGCCAGCCGTCCTCGACCTGCTCAACGACGTAGCCGCATGGATTGCGTGCGGTGCACAGTGCCGCGCCCAGTGCTGCCTCAATCTGCTCAATCTGTGTTGCCATCGACCTGTCCCCTCAAAACCTTGCCACCCAAAAACCCCGACAGAACGCCTGCCGGGGGATGTCTGATCGTCACTGCTGCAGATCCCGATGGACGGCCCGCCAGTCAACTCGCACGCCTGCCACAAAGACCCTGCTGGAAATCTGAGTTCCGCGGCCCGCCACCAGCCACCCGCGCCGCCGCGCCATCAGACCAAATTCGCGCCAGCCCTGACATACCGATTTCCCCCCGGCCGTGCGAAACCAACCTCCGCCGTTGCGCTGCACCCCGGCAACGTCTGCAATCACCTGCAGCATGTGTGGATTGTCCATCGTTCGTTCCCTCACTC